GTGGGGTCAAAACAAATATTAAAGCCGCCTAGCCTCTCTCCTCCAATCCAGAATAGGGGGGAGGTAGGCAGGGTTTCGTCTCCCACGATCTGCCAACTGAGCTGACCAGCAGATGAACCAGAAATATCTACGAGGGCTTGTGCCGTTAAAGTACCAGTGACTGTGGGGGTTACAAGAGTGACTGCATCCGGTATTGTAATAGTTGGATCACCAGAAGCACCAGAACCATTAGTTACAGTAATCTTATTTGCTGTTCCAGTAATAGTTCTAACAGACCAAGCATCTGATCCAGTCCTAGCAGCTATACCAGTAGAAGATAATCCTTCTAAAGCCGATAAATCATTGGCGAGAGCAAATGTTGGATCGCCAGCAATACCAGCAGGATTAGTTATAGTAAAACCTGCTGCGGGAGCTTGAAGAGTTCTCTGAGCCCAAGTATCCGTAGTAGTCCTGACAGCGATACCTGTAGATGCCAAACCTTCAAGAGCAGAAAGATCATTCGATAAACTAAGAGTAGGATTACCAGATACACCATCACCGTTAGAGATAGAAATACCAGCAGCAGGTCCAGTAAGTGTTCTAGTCGTATAAGTATTAGAAGCTGTTCTAGTTACTAAGCCAGTCGTAGAAAGACCTTCTAATCCTGCTAGATCGTCAGACAAAACAAACGTCGGATCGCCGGCTACACCTGCGGGGTTTGTAATTGTAAATCCAGCGGCTGGTGCAGTTAAAGTCCTAGTAGTCCATGTATTAGCTGCAGTGCGAACTGCTATACCAGTAGTGGCTAAAGCAGAGATCGCATCAAGATCAGCATCCCATGCTTGTACATCAACACCAATCTCTAGTCCTAGCGCTTTTCTAGCTCCGGGTGCTGTCGTCTGACCAGTACCACCTCTTGAAATTACTACTGCTTGCACTATTCTCTTCCTTTAGTTGATAATTCTACGACCATACCCTGAATTGTATAAGGGTCATAAGTACCACTAGAATAAATAGTAAATTGAACAGCATAACCACTTCCTTGAATATTGACAGGAAAAATCGGTTGAGAAGTACTGGCGAATATCACTCCCGGATCATCAAATAAAACACCACTATCGAAAACAATAACCGCCCCGTCCGCAGATGCTTCGTAACCATTCGGATTTAGAACGGTCGTTCTATCCCAATCATATCCTGCGGATACACTGATCGTCAAAGCACCTTCAGCTCTAATAAAAATATTCAGTGTTCTAAAAAGCTTTCTTATTTCAGTGTCACCGAAATCTAGATAAGGAGTCGTATAAATAGCTGTGATTTCAGCGGTAGCAAAAGAATTTCCTACTTCTTGTTCGTAAACAATTCCAGCGTAATTCCCATGAAAAATTCTTTCTACACCATCTTCATCATAACCAGACCAAGATGTATTAGAATGAATCCCCATCAACTCTCCGAATTCCCAACCGCCATTTCCAGCAAAAGTATTAAACGCCCCGATTAATCCGTAGGCACTAGCTTGTGGGATAGAAGAGTCAGAAATAAAATACCTGAACTGAGACTTCGATCTAATCGTAGTGACATTTAATTCTGTAAGGTCGTAGTTAGTAATGATGTTTTTGATTGTATTCTGAATACTCGGAGAAAGAAGGGATAAATGAACATCTCCGATATTAGAAGTCCCAGCAACAGGACGAATACCATCAGGACTTAAAAAGATTAAGTTTCCACCGACTTCGGTGACTGAATCTCTTGCGATACAACCGATGTTATTAGTGACATCTTGAAGGACAAATCCAGCAGCTTCGTCTGCCAAAGCTTTCCTAATTGCAGAGATTCCAAAGATGTAATTTTCATCACGGAATGGTTTCATTTGTACGATAGGAAATCCCATCGGAAGTTGTCCAGCACCACCAGCAGCAGTCCATGTGAATGGATCATCAGGGGCACTATAGATCGCTATTGCAGGAGCAGCCGGATCACCACCAAAGAATAGGGTCTTTTTAAAATAAGTTACAACTGAAGGATTGTTAACTCCAGTTAGTTGATCTCCACCCGGAGAACCTGAACCACCTAAGTTAGCTGCGCTCAGTTGATACCAAGAAGTTCCATCGTAAATAAGTGGCTTATTGACACCATCGACAAAAGCGATTTTATTTCCCGTTTCATCAGTGAATGATTCTGATCTAACTCTAGTAACATTTGTAGCGACTTGTGTCGTCCCAGTATTTATACTTGTCCAGCCAACACCAGCATTAAGTTTGTAGAATTTATAATTCGAAGTGCCATTCTTTTTACGACATGCGATTAACTCAAAAGTATTACTCGTCGAATTGACAAATCCAAAGATACCGAGAACAGGCCCTGTTCCTACGTCTGTAGCATTAGTCACTTCATGAGCCACAGAGTCAGCATAGTCATAGCCGTTTATTCTACGATATCCACCGGAAACAGACCATTCATAATTTACTAATCTAGTAGCAGCACCCGGTGCTGTTTCTGATAGAACAAGAAAATTCTGACTTGTGTTCAATCCACCTTGACAGATAATTCGTTGAGACTGAATACGATCAGGCATTATATCTCCTTAAGTGTAAGTAAACATCCGTCTATTTCCGCGAGGTGGACGAGTAATTCTATGATCCCACATATAATGATCTTTAGGAACGAGAAGTTCTGTCATGTAATCTAATCCTTTGTTAAAGGCAGACATAGCAGCGGCTGCACGTTCGTCGTTATCTAAGAATAGATAAATAAGATTCATTGCACCATCAGTAATCACATTGTCATATTCTGTAGGAATAGTACATGTATCTGAATATGTAGATAGTGTAATCGTTTTAATCCAGTAAGAGAATTTGACAGTATAAGCTTCATCAGGACTAGGAGTTACTCCGAAACCACCGTTGGCACTTTCAAATACATATCGTGGTGCCCGGAGACCATCAGTAGTAGAGTCAAGATCAGCAGGTCGTCCGTATCTATACCATTCATCTCTGTTTACAAATTGAAGACGAGTTGTTTTAATACTTAAAGTATCGTCTGCTTGAATATAAAAACTATCCCAATCTGCTCGACGTAAATCAGTAGGCCAAGAATATTCTTCCTGACCTACTGTTAGTACCTGTGTTCCAGATGCAGCGTTAAATGGCCATTCAAATTTCTGTGAGTTAATATTCCTCACAGTATCTAAAACAGCATCTTTAGCTGCAGCTTGGATTCCACGAACTGAACTAAAATCTGACGACTCGATCTCAACTTCGTTAAGTCGTCTTAGAACTCTGTTAGTTAAGTCAAGATAAGTCGATCCCATTTATATTCCTTATTAGCTAAATGCAGGAACAGTGGCAGAGTTTACCCAGCCATTTACGATCCAGTTAGTACCATCACATACGAAATACAATTCCGTACCAGCAGCTGGAGTGACTACAGTGAGAGTCAGATGCGAAGAACCGTTCGGGTATACGCCAGAATGTACTTCGTCAGCAGCATCACCAGCGTCGTTATCAAGGAATTCTACGCCACCAAGGAAGTAGGCACTTGCAGGGGCGACGAATACCCAGTCCTGAGCATCGGCGGCAACAGCTTTACCAATGAACCTATACTCAAGTCCGGCAGCGACAGCCGGAAGATTGATAGTCGTACTAGCAGTAAAGTCTGGCAGAATGTGCATCTTACCGCTGTTAGCTGCCAGAACGGTATACGGGGTTGCATCAGTAACGCTGACAATACGAGAAGCTGCAGCACAACGAGCGTTAATTTCTGCAGCAGTTGCTGTAACAGCAGTACCTGCGCCAGAACCAAGCTTGAGGCCACTGTCAGCGATTACAAGAGTATCTAAGTTTTTGTTGGAGCCAACTACCAGAGCTTTAGAAGCTGTAGTTGTACCGCCAGAAACACCAGCGAGTTTATTAATCTCAGCTGCAGTCGCGGTCATAGTATCGAGAGTATCAAGAACTTGGAGTTCAGTCGGATCACGACCCGTGCCTACTGCAAGTTTAATACGCTCAGCGAGTGTATAATCCATTTATTTTTCCTTATGTAAATTCAGTTATATTTGCTGCGCCGTTAGTTCCACTAGAGATACCAGTGATAGCACCAGTAAAACCAAAGGGAACTTCATAGTAAGCGTTACTAGCCAGCCGCACAGTATGAGTGACAGTCGTATCAGCAGTACCTCCACCGAATAATAGATAAAGAACATAGGTACTAGTATTCTGAATGATTGCCCCTCGACGTGCAGCATTTGCAGCTAGAATAGTTTTCGAACCTGCGGTAGATGCTACAGAAGTCTGGACAGCATTAGCACAAGTTCTTAAAGTAACCTCGGACATTTCTTTCTCCTAATAAAAGGGGTGGAGCTTGATTCAGAGGCCCCACCCGTATCAAAAATTAAGAGCCTAGAGCAGCGATACCGCCCGGTAGATTTGTCTTAGTCATGTCACTAATGAGAGCCTTGACGCGAATCTTGCCACCAGTAATAGTACCAGTGAAAGCGCTGAATACAACGTCGAGAGTATCTGCAGTAGTAACCACTGTCATAAGAGTTGCAGTCGGAGCTACTGGAACAGTCCAAGCACCTACAGACGCAGCGTCATAATCTAGGGCAGAGCTATAAGCGTTAGAACCAACCTGAAGCGTAATAGTCGCATCAGTGCTAGTACCAGTCATAGCGGTTTCTTTCTGAGCGTAAGCAGCGAGAACAACAGTATTCGCTGGAAGCTTAATGCATTCAATTACTTCAGAAGCAGCAAGAGCTGAACCTTTTGCAGTTTGGAAGTTACCACCAGTACCCAGATCGATTAGGAACTCGGCCCAATAAGGGCCTTTCGTATCCATACGGGTCTCGTGGGTCGTACCGCCTGTAGAAGGAGTAAGTGTAGTTGTAGCCATATTATATTCTCCCTAATTAGGCGTTGATGTTATATAGGGCGCGGACAAGACCTTCAGGACGAAGAATCTTACGGCCATACAGGTTCATACCACGGCAAACATCAGCAAAGCTGAACGGATCGCGATATGTCTCGGTCTTATCAATCTGTTGTGCCGTAGCGACAGCAGAATCATGACCAGCGACAATGCTACCGTAGTCAGAGCTTGAACCGTTGTTATCAGCAGTACCCGGACCTGTACCAATCAGAGGTAGGTTGTTTGACATGTAGACGCGGAAACCACGAATCTTGCCGGGAACAACTTTACCGTTGGTCAGACCACCACCAGCATTCTGGTTCTCCATGTAATCGTTGCTGACCAGCTTGGAATTTTAATCCATCAGGATTTCAGCAAAGACTGGATCAATAACGACCCAACGACCTTCCTTATCAACGTTGTTGACATCGAGAAGACGATTGAAGCGGTTTAGAATTGCAAGCGGAGTAGCGTCAAAAGTACCAGCAACGCCGCTAGCGATTGACTCTGAGCTTGAACCACCAGACACGAAGTTTGCACGAGTCAGCTTGTTAGCTGAAAGCAGTTCGTCAGAACCAGCACTTGTCTGAGCCTTAGTACCCGGATAGGTAGTGCGGGCTGACCATGTACCAGCTGAACGATCATACTCGTAACCAGCAAGATAACCGAGAACGTTTTGATCGTACTCATCAGCCATTTTATAGGCAGCACGGTTTGTAGCGAGTTCCATCCAGTTGTGATGAGCTTGCTGAATTTTAATATCGTCAAGCTTAAATGCAAAATAGTTAGCCTGATCA